GATAGAACTAGTACATTCAAAAAGCATGACACTGTTGAAAACCCTTCATATGAAATGTGGGCAGACAAGTTTAATACAGATGCCAAGGAGAATGAGACAGATTATGCTACTGATACAAAAGAGGATATTGACAAGATGATGGAAGAAGAGAATGAAGCGGACAAAGTTAAGACACTAGTAGCGGTTTTAAAAAAGGCAATTAAGAAAGCACCACAAAATAAAAAGTTAGAAGTGGCAAAGGTATTAAAAGATAATAATACTGATTCAAAGGGTTTGTCTAAATTAAGTATGGAGAAAGTACAAATTATAAAGAAAGAAATTGTAGCAATATTGACTAAAAAAGATGATGATGAAGAAAAATAATATTAGTTTTGGCGAGTAATTAATATTGCTCGCTTTTATTTTTTTAAAGGGTGGTTATATGAGAGAACTGGGATTTGATGAATTATATGAGTATATAAGAGGAATTATATTTGAATACGGTGAGACCCCATTACCGAGATATTTTGTATTGAGATTAAAAGGTTTACATACTGGTAAATTTATGGCTAATAAAAACTCTAAGTCAAGGGGTAGCTATAGTTATACTGCTATATATGCAACATTTAAACTTAAAGAAAAATACATTAAGCAAATGATTAAGGCAAATAAGTTTAAAGATGAGAAACATAAGATAAACTATATAATGGTTATGGTAGAAAGTGATATAAACAATGTTGTTAAGATGATTAATCGTAAAATAAAAACTACTGAGATAGCAAAGGTTCAAGCTGATAAACAATTGAAAGATAAGACTAAATCTAAGGAATATAAGGCAAGACATAAGAGTGAGAAGGGTAAATTATCAGACAAGCAAAAACAGTTATGGTAAGGAGAAGTGATTTATTTGAGTTATATAGATGATATAAAAGGGTACAAGAAACAAGCGGAGGCAAATGTCATTGGTTGTTTTTATAAAGTGCCAGAGCTTTATTTTAACCATGAAGACTTAGACTTAAAAGACTTTACACATAACAGATGGAAAGTATATTTTATAATCGGTAGGAATTTAGTAAAACAAGAACACAAAAAGGAATTAGACGATGTATCAATAGGACTATATTTAGAAAAACATTTAAAATTAAAAGAAAAATATGAAGATTATGGTGGCTATCCTGTAATTGAAGATTTAACAGGGCTTGTAAGTATTGAAAATATAGATGCATATATTAAAGAAGTTTATAAATGGAAAGTTGTATTAGGGTTAATCGGAGGTAAATTTCCAGTAAAAGATAGACTATCCGATATTAAAGATATGACACTTGAGGAATTATATAATGAATATGAAGCAATGTTAAATGATATATTTATTGATGTTGAAACTACCGCAAAGGCTTATGATATAACACATAATTTAGATAATAATATATCTGATTGGGATGAAGGAATTGACGTAGGATTGCCATTAGAGGGGTGTGAGTTACTTAATGAAATGATTGGTGGTAATTCAAAGGGGCATGTCACTATGGTAGGTGCTTCAAGTGGTACAGGTAAGACGACTGTAACAATACTTTGGAATCTTCCAGCACATATACGGAACAAGGAAAGAATTGTTGTAATAATAAATGAGCAAGATTATAAAGACTGGCAAAAAGAAATGGTAACTTGGATTATAAATAATGTGTTTCATATAAGTTTCCAAAAGCGTAGGTTTCGTCAAGGTGACTTTACTGATGATGAAATTGCAGTATTGAATAGAGCTTCTAAATACATGCGCGAAGAAATGCTTGAAAAGAACATTACAATAATACCATTACCAACGTATAGTTCTGAGATAGTTGTTAAGCTTATTAGAAAATATAAAGCATTGGGAGTTGACTATTTTGTACTAGATACTATGAAACCAAATTATAGTAAGGGTAGTAATCAATCATGGTTGCAAATGATGGAAGATAGTGTTAATATATATGATGCAGTTAAACCCGAAGCTAAAAACGTTCATATATGGATTACGTTGCAATTAACCAAGTCAGCTAATAGACTCAACTACCTAGAGCAAAGTAATATAGGTGTGTCTAAAAACGTAGCAGATATTGCGAGCACGTTATTATTAATGAGACAAATGAGGGTTGATGAGTATGATACATTAAATATATGGAAATATGGTGGGAAAGATAATACTACCGAGATTCCAGTTGAAGTGCATAAGGATAGAAAATATTTGGTTATATTTATAGATAAGAATAGATTCGGAGAGTCTAAGACATATCAACTAGTTATTGAGATTGATTATGGAAGAAATAAAATAAAAGAAGTTGGATATTGTAGCATTATTATGGATTAAGGATTGGTGGTTATGGATGCTTATGAACTAAAAGAATACATTAAGAAGAATAATAAGATTGAATTAGTTTTAGAAAAACTAGGTTTCCATGACTTCATTGATTATGGAAATGAATATAGGTGTGCTAAACCAAATGATACAGATAAGTCACAAGTATCTATTAAAAAGGATAATTTATACTGTATAATATACCAAACAGATAGTAATTTTAAAGGTGATATAATTGATTTAGTAATATATATTAAAAATATAAAATTCATCAATGCAATAATTTGGTTACACGATGTACTTGGTGTAAAATATGAATATGGTAAAAATTATAATACTAAAGGTAATCGTAAAAATGACCCATTGGCACTCATGAAATCCATTAGAAATAAAAGTAAAACACATATATCAAGCGATAATATTTATAGTGTAAGAACACTTGATAATTTTATTGAGCAACCTACACTATATCTGTTGCAAGAGCAAGGTATCAGCGTAAAGGCACAAGAGGAGTTCAATATACATTATGCACCAGTAAGACAAAGAGTCTTGTATCCGTACTATGACGCTGATAACAATGACATATTGAATGGTATTATGGGGAGAACAACAGTAAAAGATTTTAAGCAACTTGGAATACCTAAATACTATCCTATCAAAAAGGTAAGTAAGAGGATTGGGTTATTCGGATTACAACAAAACAGGAGACATATAAATGCCAGTGGTAAGATAATTATATTTGAGGCAGAAAATAGTGTTTTAAAAGCTTGGCAAATGGGGTACAAAAATTGCGTTGCAATAGGACACCATGAATTACAACCAGACCATATAAGAAAGATTATGAATTTGAATGTTTCAGAGGTGATAATAGCATTTGATAAAGATGTGAGTGAAGAATATCTATTAAAGGAGACAGTTCCAGTTGCAAATAAATACTTTAATGTAAGTTATATTAGAGATGATTATGATTTACTTGGTAAAAAAGATAGTCCAGTAGATAGAAGTTATAAGACATGGAATTTTTTATATAACAATAGGGTGAATGTAGAGTAAAGGAGTGTAATAATGGATAAAAAATTAATTAATGTATATGATTTAAATAATGTTGGTGGAATAGGTGCTAAAACATTTGAAAAAATATTAGAAGTAGTTGATGTAATCACATTAGAGAAAGAGGAAAGTACTTTAGATAAAGATTTTAGAGTAACAATTCCAAGAATAATCCTTGAATTTATGCACGAGAAATGGTATAGTTATTTAAAGGAGAAGAACAACAAGAAAAGACTATGGTCTTATTCAAGAATGAGCACGTTTGAAAATTCTAAATATGAATACTATTTAAGATATATTAAAAAAGCTAAAGCAGATAAGACTAACGTATATTTAATTATTGGTGGAGCGTTGCATGACTTATTAGAGAAATATTACATTGAGAGTATGTCGATAGATGAATTTAAACAAGAGTGGACAGACGCATTAGACCAAATAGATGTATTGGATTTAAGATTCCACGCAGATGATGATAAGAATGAAAAGAGAAAGAAAAAATATTTAGGTCAACTAAGACATTATGGGGATAACTTTATTCCAACAAATGGCACACTTATTCCAGAATTACCTATTGAATTAAAGTTAGAGTTAGAAAATGGTGATACGGAAGTATTTGTAGGGTTTATAGATATGTTAAAGATAGAACAGATCGATGGGAAAATGCATTATACTGTACTTGATTACAAATCGTCTACTATATTTGGTGGAAAGGCTATGCTCAAAAAGGCAGAACAATTATATTTATATGCTAAAGCTATTATGACCATGTACAACGTTCCAGTTGAACAGGTTCACATACAGTATGATTTCTTAAAGTATATTGGCATAGAGTATAGACAAAAGAATGGAAATATAAAAACAACTCAATCAAGTAGACACACTGTTGTTAAAAAAATATCTAAAGATGCTACACGCAGAATGACTAATGACTTTGATTATGATATTGAAGATGCAAATGATATAATTAATGAATGTTTACAAAAGAATAGTTTTGAATTTTTACCAGACGAAATTAGAGAGATATATAAAACTGGAAAAGCAATTGTTGATGTTCCAATTGATGGGGAAATACTTGAAGGTGTTATGAATGATATTAGAGACCAGATAACAGATATTAAAGACCATGAGAAAAGATATTATGAGAGTGATGAAGATGAAATGATATTCTGGGACAAAATTGAAAAGAGTGACATTTTTTATTTAGGAACGCTATGTTGCTATTTCAAACAACACAAACCATATCAAGAGTATTTAGCAGATAAAACTATGTTTATCAAAGATGAATATAATGATACAGTGGATAAGGATAATGGAAACGACAGTTTGAATATTGATGATTTATTAGATGAGTTAGATAATTTATAGTAATGTAAAAAGGAGTTGCTTAGATGGATAATTATTACAACTATCACAAACATGATGACTATTCAAATATTAAGACACCAGATGTCGCCATACAATTTGATGATTATATAGATAGAGCAATTGAGCTGGGGCATAATGCAGTATTCACAACTAATCATGGTGTGAGTACTGATGTATTTTATGCTTATGATAAGTGTAAAGAAAATGGGTTAGATATGATATTTGGGATTGAGGTATATATAACTAAATATGTAGAAGAAAAAGAACGTGGAAAACATATGGTTATGATAGCACTTAATAAGCAAGGTTATAAAGATATAAATAAATTAAACTCTAGAGCTAATACAGGGGGTTTTTATTATCATCCTAGATTACAATTAGATTGGTTGTTAGAGATTGATCCAGAAAATGTAATAGTTACAAGTGCTTGTGTGAATAGTGTATTGAAGATAGATGGAGCTTTACATTTATTAAGAAATCATTTTGGTGACAACTTCTATTTAGAAGTACAAAATCACAATGAGGATATACAAAAAGATTGGAATTTAAAAATATTAGAATATCATGAACAATATGATATTCCTCTCATTCATGCTAATGATTCACATTATATATATCCAACTGGGTATAAAGGCAGAGACGGTAGAGATTTATTTTTAAGTTCAAAGGGTATGTCATATGGTGATGAAGATAATTTTATACTTGATTATCCAGACTATGATACTGTTCTAGATAGATATGTAACTCAAGGTATTCTTACAAAAGAACAAGCAAAAGCTTCATTGGATAATACAATGGTATTTGATAAGGCAAAAGACTTAGATTTTAAAAAGAATATTAAAATGCCCACTATTTATAAAGACTTATCATTTGATGAACGATATAATAAATTGCAAAATACAATAATTGATGAATGGACTAAGGAAAAAGAGAAGTTAAAAAAGTATAATTTAACAGATGAAGACTTCCAAGAATATAATTCTGCTATTATGAATGAGTTAAAGGTTGTTAAGGAAACAAATGATGAAGTGCATACAGCTGACTACTTTTTATTAAACTATGAGATAGTTAAAAGAGCAACAAGTATGTATGATGGGTGTTTGACTTTCGGAGGTAGAGGAAGTGCCGTATCATACTATTTAAACTATCTATTAAAATTTACAAAGATTGATAGAGTACTATTACAAAAAGACGTTCCAATTTATCCATCAAGATTTATATCTAAGACAAGATTATTAGAAACAAAATCTCTCGCAGATATAGATTTTAATACAACTGATTCAGAGCCATTTTATAAAGCTACGCAAGATATTCTTGGTAAGAATCATGTGTATCCGATGATATCATATGGTAGATTAAAAAAGAGTGGTTCATTTAGAATGGTTTGTAGAGCTAAAAATATTCCTATGACAGAATATAATTCATTTGCTAAATCAATAGGTGATATTGAAGATGAAATATTATTAGGTGATGACAGATTTGGCGAACTGTATAAGGCTAGCAAGAATTTTTACGGACTAATAGAAAGTAGTTCAATTCACCCTTGCAGTTATCTTGTATATAATGAACCGATAGATGAAGAAATTGGATTGACTAGGAGTGGAGACCATATAGTATGTAATATAACATCTGGACAATCAGATAAATGGAAGTTTTTAAAGGAAGACTTTTTAGAAACAGATGATATAAGAATACTCAAAGGTGTTGAAGATATGGGAGACATAGAAACAATAGAAATTAGAGAATTGATCGATAACTTAGATGAGGAAACTTGGAAATTATATGAAGATGGAATCACTGCAACATTAAATCAAGCATCTACTGAACATAGTAGAAATTTAGTTATGAAGTATAAACCAAAGAGTTATGCAGAATACAGTTCATTTGTTAGTGCAATCAGACCAAACTTCTCTACTTTATTAAATGGGTTTTTAAATAGAGTTGATTATAGTATCGGTGTCGATGAGTTAGATAAATTATTTGAAAATACAAATCATTATATATTGTATCAAGAAAATATAATGCAGTTCTTAATACACTTAGGTGTTCCAGAAGATGAATCATATTCAATATTAAAAAGAATTGCAAAGAAAGATGAGACTTTAACTGAATATTTAAATGAATTAGAAGGTGAATTATATATTGAATGGTGTAATAAAGGGTATACAAAAGATAAATTTAAAGATAGTTGGAAGATAGTACTAAATTCAGTCGGATATGGATTCAATGCTTCGCATGCAGTATCTACAGCTATCATAAGTCTTTACCAAGCGTACTATAAGCGTAAGTATCCATTAGAGTATTATTCTGTAACACTTGGTATGTATGAAGGTGTATTGGATAAGACGAATGATTTAGTATCTGAGTTAGATTACTTTGATATTGGATTAAAACCAATTACATTTGGTAAATCAAGAGGTGGATATTTTCCAGATAGAGAAAATAGGATAATATATAAAGGTATAGGTTCTATAAAATACCTTAACTCAAATATTGGTGATGAATTATATGAATTATCACAAAATAACACGTACACATCATTCATAGATTTATTATATGACCTATCCAACACATCAATGCAATCAAATCAACTGGAGATACTAATTAGATTAGATTTCTTCAATGAATTTGGAAATGATAAAAAACTCTTGACAACATACAAAATATTTGATACATTTAATGGTAGAAAGCAATTGAACAAAGAAACAAATGCAAATTTAATTAATATAATTAAAAAATTAGGTGTTTCAGAAGAATATATTAAAGCAAATACTAAAGAAACTGAGAAACTTTATAAAAACTTCGATTTCAAGCCTATATTATTTAAAATGGAAACTAATATACCGAATAGCGAATTTACAGTTAAAGAAAAGATAGGTGCTCAACTAGAATACCTTACTTATATCAATAAGCAATATGATATTGACGTAAATATATGGGTTGTAACATATATATCAACTTATAAAAATCCATATTTAGATGTTCACAATATAAGAACTGGTAAGAGTAAGAAGTTGAAGTTATTTAAATATGATATAGACAAGAACAATGGAAGACCAGAGATTGGAAATTTTATGAGAGTAGATAAATCTGTTTGGCAAAGAAAAGATGTTAAACAGGGTGGCGAATGGGTTAGAAGTAAAGATAAGCAATTAGTATTAAAGAAATATTTCATTATCAAGTAGGAGGTTGGTTATGGCTAAAATAAAAGGAATGCCAGTTCAAGAATTGTTTTCTGATAAGGAAAGTGGGTTCAAGATATATGCGTTTGATGTTCTTGAATCTAATTCAGAAATAGAATACAATAAATATGGCAACGTGAGTATAAAAGGAGAGTTTTTCGGTTTTGATATTGGTCAAGAGTATGATATAACAGTAAATAAAGACACTGGTAACTATAAAGGTTCATATAACCTTGTGAGTATTGAGAGAGAATTACCTAAGACACATGAAGATAAGAGAAATTTTCTAACATTCTCAATATCAGATAAGCAAGCAGATGTATTGTTAAAAGAATATCCAGATATAATTAACATGATTAAAGATGGTGGAATAGAAGATGTAGATGTAG